CAACTAGAGCATCAGATGATTAATATCTGGAGAATTGCCAACTACTATAGTGATCAATATGGCAGTGGATACTCTATTCCTCATCGTATGAGTCTTTCTGGTACTCCTTTGAACGAGGCATTTGTTGCTCTTCATCAAATTATTCCACAGTTTCAAAAGCAAAATAAATTGCAAAAAACTCAATGCATTATTTTGACGGATGGTGAGGCTAATCATCTTCCATATCATGTTGAGGTTCAACGACGCTGGGAAGATAAACCTTTTATGGGTACTCGTCAATTGCATGGAGGTGTTAGTTTTCTTCGTGATCGTAAAACTGGTAACACTTATCAAATTCCTTATGGGTGGAATGGTTTCTCTGATTTGATGCTTAGAAACTTGCGTGACAACTTCCCATCTGTTAACTTTGTAGGTATTCGTGTTTTAGAAAGTCGCGGAACAAATGACTTCATCAAACTCTATTACAATTATGGAGATACTGATTATGATAAAATCATGTTTGATTGGAGAAAGAACAGGAGTTTCTGTATCAAGAAGTCTGGTTATCATGCATACTTTGGTCTTTCTGCAACCGCACTAGCTCAAGATTCTGAGTTTGAAGTTGACGATGGTGCTACCAAAGCAAAGATTAAATCTGCTTTTGTCAAGTCTTTGAAGACTAAGAAACTAAATAAAAAAGTTCTTGGTGAATTTATTTCTCTAGTAGTATGACAAAAGAAAACTGGAGAGAGATTGCAAAGGCATCTGAAAAAGATCCTAAAGTCATTGAGATTCTTACTAATGGTCCTAGATCTCTATCTCAGGCATACCTACTTGGAGCTATGCAATATAAATATGGACAATCCGATAAGTGACACAAGGGGGGTTTGAGACCTCCCTTTTTCGTTTATAATAACTTCAGTTCAAACAAACCAAATGTCCCTCTCACCCGAGTTCATTCGCACTTCCCTTCAAGGGTTGTATGGTGAGTCTGTTGCTGCTGCTGATATTCGTGCCTGGTGTGCTATGAATGGTGCGAACTATCAAACTGTCACCAACAAACTTACTGATTACAAAACTAGTCGTGGAAAGTGGAACTTGACCGTACAAGAAAAACTAGAGCAAACCTATCAGGCACCAACTGCTATGCCTGCCGTTGAACAAAACCTTATTCCTGCAAAAGATGATACCTTCGTCAGCTTTGGTAACTTCGCTGATGTTAAAAAGATTATTAAGTCCAATCTATTTTATCCTACGTTCATTACGGGTCTTTCAGGTAATGGTAAGACGTTCTCTGTGGAGCAAGCATGTGCTCAATTGGGTAGAGAACTTATCCGAGTCAACATTACAGTAGAAACCGATGAAGATGATCTTATTGGCGGTTTCCGTCTTGTTGGTGGAGAAACCGTTTGGCACAACGGACCAGTTATCGAAGCACTGCAACGGGGTGCTGTGCTGCTCCTTGATGAGATCGACCTTGCCTCAAACAAAATTCTCTGTCTTCAATCTATTCTCGAAGGAAAAGGAGTTTTCCTCAAGAAGATTGGCAAATGGGTTACGCCCGCAGAAGGTTTCCAAGTATTCGCAACCGCAAATACCAAAGGTAAAGGTTCCGACGACGGAAGATTTATCGGAACTAACGTGCTCAACGAAGCATTCCTTGAGCGATTCCCTGTGACCTTTGAGCAAGAGTATCCTGCTGCTGTCACAGAACAGAAGATCCTTGGTAAGATCTGTGAGGATGCAGATTTCTGTAAGCGTCTCTCTGACTGGGCTGACATCATCCGCAAGACCTTCTATGATGGTGGTATTGAGGAGATAATCAGCACCCGTCGTTTGGTCCATATCGTGAAGGCATACGGCATTTTTGGAGACAAGGCAAAGGCAATTCAAGTTTGTGTAAATCGTTTTGATGATGAGACAAAACAAGCATTCCTTGAATTGTATGATAAAGTTGATGCAGACTTCGTGATGCCCGTTGACGAAACCCCCGCAATTTGATATAATTATGACGAACTCTTGGAGTCTACTTTACGATACGATGACTGAACATTCAAAGTATTATTATGATTATGATCGTAATGATCCAAACAGAGAAAACCCATTTGTAAAAGATCAAAGTTTTTGGGAAGATGATGGATTTAGTTTGACTGGTAATCCGATGGCAGCTCAAGATACCATTTGTATGGGATCAGGATCTGATACGATTACCTTTGGTGCTGCTCAATCAGTTCCTATGGATTATCTCTCCCTTGGTGGCGAAGACCACATTACCTTTGATCTAACTATGGATAAAAAATCCGAATCTAATAATAGACAGAAGTATAGTGAAGATGTAATTATTAAAGAACTAAAAGATTATATCACTAGAACATATGACCAGCACTATTCTGCTGGAGATGATAAGATTCAAACCCTGGATCTTATTGAAGCTTGTGGTGATGGTGAGGCATTCTGTCGCAGCAACATCCTCAAGTATGCCTCTCGTTACGATAAGAAAGGCACTGCACGTCGTGACATTATGAAGATTCTGCACTATGCTGTTCTTCTAATGCATTTCAACGATAAGAATGCACAACGTGAAACCTACCCCCAGTGAAACTGAGACCTTCTAATACTATGAAACTGTCCGATAAAACTATCTCTGTCCTGAAGAACTTTTCTTCGATCAACCAATCGATTCTCTTTAAGGAGGGTAGCAAACTTCGCACTATTAGTGTGATGAAAAACATCCTTGCAGAGGCAACTGTTACTGAAGAGTTCATGAAGGATTTTGGTATCTATGATCTTAACCAATTCCTTAATGGTTTGAGTCTGCACTCTAGTCCTGAACTTGACTTCCAAAATGATGGATATGTGATGATCCGTGAAGGTGGATCTCGATCAAAGTATTTCTTTGCAGATCCTAATGTAATCGTAACACCTCCAGAAAAAGAAATCACACTTCCTAGTGAAGATGTATGCTTTGAACTTTCTACAGCAGTTCTTGACAAACTCTTGAAAGCAGCAGCAGTGTACCAACTGCCTGATGTTTCTGCAGTTGGTGAAGCGGGTGTTGTTAAACTTGTTGTTCGTGATAAGAAGAACGACACTTCAAATCGCCATGAAGAAGTTGTTGGTGAAACCTCTGATGAGTTTTCCTTTAACTTCAAAGTGGAGAACATTAAAGTCCTTCCCGGAACTTATGATGTAGTTGTGTCACAAAAACTTTTGTCACGATTCACTTCCAAGAACCATGATCTAACCTATTATATTGCTCTGGAACCTGATTCAACATTCGGATGAACATCTTTGTGACCTCTCCCAGTCCTTGGGAATCTGCTCAAGTTCTTCCTGACAAGCATATTGTCAAGATGCCTTTAGAGACCTGTCAGATGCTTGCTATTGTATGCTCTGAGAAATGGGGACATAACTTCGGCACTCTTCCTAGAGCAGATGGTACTCCCTATGCTACTGAGAAGGGTGCTTTTCGTAATCATCCTTGCACTATCTGGGCAAATGAGTTTGTGACTAACTGGCAGTGGCTTCTTGCTCATGGACTTGCTATGTGTGACGAGTACACTGCTCGCTATGGTAAGGTTCACACTTGCCAGAAGACGCTTCTAGCAGCAAAGAAGATACTTCCTACATCAGATCCACAAGGTCGTAGTGGGAAGGGTCCAACGCCATTTGTATTTGCTGGACCTGATGAGTTCAAGTTAGATACTTCAATATCCATCTTTGAAAAATATAAGATGTATATTGCATCTAAACCATGGGTATGTGATAACTATCTTCGTATCCCAGATCGTAAACCTGAGTGGGTGTAATGAAACATATTCTTTTTACCTTGAAAGGATGTCCATTTGAGTTACTTGATGACAAAGAGTTTATACGAATGGTTTTGTTTAGAGCATCAAAAGAATGCAAATCAACACTGCTTGATTTAACAGTACATAAGTTTGAACCGCAAGGTGTGACCGGAATTGCTATGCTTGCTGAGAGTCATCTCAGTATCCATACTTGGCCAGAGAATGGTATGGCAGTTTGCGATGTCTTTACTTGTGGTGATAGTGCTATGCCTGAAAATGGTGTAGAATATATGAAAGAACAATTGAAGGCAACTGATATTGTGTCTCATGAATTTGTTCGACCTTTGGAATGATTATGCGTAATGAATTTTTGTGGGTAGAAAAATATCGCCCCAAAACTATTGAAGATTGTATTTTACCAACAAATATTAAGAAGACTTTCCTAGACTTCCTAGATAAAGGTGAGATACCTAACATGCTGCTCGCAGGTCCTGCAGGGTGTGGTAAAACAACTGTCGCTAAAGCACTCTGTAACCAACTAGGGGTAGATGTATATGTCATCAACGGATCCGATGAGGGACGCTTTCTTGATACGGTCAGAAATACTGCAAAGAATTTCGCTTCGACCGTCTCACTTCAAGCAACTGGCAAACACAAAGTCATCATCATCGATGAGGCTGATAACACAACAAACGACGTACAACTCTTACTTAGGGCGTTTACAGAGGAGTTTTCTGGAAACTGCAGATTCATCTTTACCTGCAATTTCAAAAACAAAATTATCGAACCTCTCCACAGCAGATGCGCCTGTATTGATTTTTCAACCAACTCCAAAAGCAAACCTCAACTTGCCGCCCTCTTCTTCAAAAGACTCCAAGAAATCTTGGCTACAGAATCTATTGAATATGATAACAAGGTCCTGGTAGAATTAATCAACAAACACTTCCCTGATTGGCGACGTGTTCTGAATGAATGCCAACGCTACTCTGTCAGTGGTAAAATTGATTCTGGTATTCTTGCAACCTTTAGTGATGTAAAAGTAAATGACCTGGTTAAGAAACTTAAGGAGAAAGATTTTCCCGAAGTACGTAAATGGGTTGTCAATAACCTGGACAACGATACTTCTGTCCTACTGCGTCGTATTTACGATGCTTGTTATGATTCCCTGGTTCCGAATAGTATTCCTGCTGCTGTGCTTGTTCTGGCTAAGTATCAGTATCAAATGGCATTTGTGGCGGATCAGGAAATAAACATGCTTGCGTGTCTAACTGAAATTATGGTGGAGTGTGAATTCAAATGATTAATGTAAAACTGTTTCGTATTACTACTGGTGAAGAAGTGGTTGCAGAACTTGTTTCTGAAACTGATGATACTATAACCGTTCAGAATGGTTTAGTTGTTCTTCCTACAAATACTGGTGTGGGATTTGCGCCATGGGCCACTGTGATTGATCAGGAAAATCCAGAGATTACAGTGTCTAAACACCATGTCGTTTATATTGCTCCTGTGCAAGAAGATGTGGCCAAACGCTATAATGAAATGTTTGGTAGCAAGTTAATTACACCTGATAAGAAAAAACTGATTGTCTGATTATGAAAAACGAAAAAGTAAAAGCACAAGTTAAATCTAAGTGGTACTACATTTTCTGGGGTACTGCTACTGTGTCAGTTGTTTTAGGTCAACTATATGTTGGCACTGGATATCGTTACATGTATAGTGGTATGCAAGAACTACTTAATAAAGTCGATGGAGTTCTTCTTCATGCAACCCCTGATAATGAATCTAAATTTTATTGATGATCATATCTAATGATGATGCCGTTTGGGCCGCAGATGAATTCATCAAGTATTTCTCTCAGATGGGAAATATTGAGGACTATCTGCGTTTTGTGAAAAAAGAAGTAATCAAGTCTACAAGTTCTCTTGCACCACTTCATGATGAGTTCTTTAACGAGGACATTCATCCGCAAGAGATGGAGTTTGATATCAAGTTTGTTGGAGACAGATTTAAGGTAGATGGTAAAGTAACTCCAGTTCCACAGGAACACTATGTCAATCTGTTAAGGGCAGTGTCCTCTCATAATAATGAAAGCAATATTCCTGGCAGAGAATTGCGTTGGGTGGTCTTTGAGAAGAGAACTCAAAGGTGTCTTGGATTTATTCGGTTTGGTTCTCCTACTATTAATTCTAGACCAAGAAATATATGGTTGGGAAAGGCACCTGATCTGAGGATCTTTAATCGTCATGCTGCGATGGGATTTGTGAT